AAAAACGCTGCTAATTGTAAAAGAATTGACGCCTACGCCTGTTGGCACGTTGTAGTGGGTCACGTAACATAGGCCTATGTTCGTTTGCAGCGTCGATTGCTGCGCCGCTGTGAGGACTTGCCCCGCTGTGAATGTCTGGTCTGCCATGTCAATATCCTAGTTTGTTGTAGTCGAGTCGGCCTTGTACCACGTTGTCAAGAATTAAATAAGAGTTTAGATCCGCGCCCGAAAGATAGTAGGTATACCTCGAGCTGCCCGGGTCTGCGGTAAAGGTCGCCCCTTCAATAATGGCGTAGTAGGTAGTGCCTCTAAACGCGACGGTGACGGCGTACCCGATACAGTCCCATAAGCCCGTACCGATTGCGTCTAATTTCATGGTGTTTTGAGCTTCGGCTAAACACGAAACAGAAGCTAAAGAAAATGTAGTAGCGCCGTATTGAGTTAATAAATAGTTGGCAAAATCTAAAGCCTGCCCGGTACCGCGGTTAAATGTTTGTATGTTTAAGTTTCGGTAGGGGCTTGCGCCAGTTTGTACGGTTTGCGCCGTAAAACTTTCGGGGCTTACCGTAACTTGTGTAAAATAGTTTTGCCCTAAACTGTGAAATTCGAGATTGTCGTACACTTGATTAGTCGCGTTATTGGTTGTATCCGAAAAATTTATAGTGCTGTTAAAACCTGAATATTTAGACAGCGCCGTAATTTGGTTGCTACCTTGCCTTATACGGCCATTGTTTGTAACTGTAAATTGGTTAAACCAATCGGCCCAAGAATTGCTAACCGTTGTGGCCGCTAATGTGGGGTTATCCGACGCGCTGTAATTACTTGTTGCTGTTAAACCGCTGGCGGTAGCAGCTGCGGCAATTTGTACGCTAGAAGTTGCGGCCGCCATTGCGTAGCCGTTGCCTCGAGCGCGGCCCCATTGCGCTAGCGATCCCTCGCCCATAATGGTTAAACGGTCTGAATTGCCAGTATTGGTAACCGAGTTGTAGACGATGCCGTAATTAACTTGGGTGTCGGAAATGCGGCCATACCAAATAATTTTACTTGTGGTGGTGTTTGTTATTTTTAGAAATGTGCCGGTAACCATTGCGGCTATTGGGCTGTAATACCCGGTCGGGTACCATACGTCTATCGTGCATGTGTCGGCGGCGTAGTTGTCAATTAGGGCGCGCCGACCGATTGTAAGGCTTATATTTTGTGCGTTGCTTAACGTTGTAAAAGTAACGTTATCGGTTGAATATGAAACGGTATAGTTTTGCGCCATTAGTACAAATTCGTTGTTTTAATGGGTATAGATCCGTTTTGACGCATGTAATTACGCAATGCTGTTACCACGGCGTTAGGGTCGCCACCGTTTACGTTTATGTTTATGTTGGTGTCACCGCCGCCAAAATCGCCTAAACGATCTAGGGGTATTATCGCTTCGCTACCGCTTTCGCCCGCAATAATGCTGGTCGCGCGGGTGACTACGCCGCCGTCGGCCATAAGGGCACCCATGCCGAAATTTATGCCGGCTAAAGGGTTAAGGGTGCCCCCGCCCATAATGGTATTAACGTCGCCTGTAAAACCGCTTGTAAGGCCTGCTACACCGCCGCCGGTGCTTACGGTGCCTAGCTTTATGTTGTATGTCTCTACGACCGCTTGGATGCCCGCTACTAGGTTTGTGCCTGCGGTTACGCCCGCTTGGTAAAACTGTTTTGCGCTGTTTGTGCCTACGGTGTCGGCGATGCTTTGTACGTCTGCGGTTAGCGTGTTGGCCTCAAGAATTGCCCCGGCGCTGCCTAATAACTCTTGAGCTATTGCGGTGCCGCCGTCTACGCCAGCTGCTAGTACTTGTTGTAGGGCCGACTCGGAAAGCCCGGCAGCCAAAAGACGATTAACCAATACGCCAAAATCTTTAACTTTATTGGCTTGTATTTTTAAGTTGTCTAAAAAGGTTTTGGGTGTTGCTTGTGCGTCACTTAGTTTCTTGTTTGCTATTGCTAGATCTTCGTAGGCTTTTGTTAGGCCGTCGGGGTCGCTGTCGGCTATGGCTTTTGCTACTGCCTTTTGTGCTTTTGCTACGTCGTCTGACGCGTCGGCTACGGCTTTAACATTTTCGGCCGCTGTCTGTTGAGCGTTGCCAAAACTAAAAGACGATTTAATTGAGTCGGAAACCGATTTAGAAAAACTATCGAATTTCTTTATAGCTTCGTCTAGTCCCTCGTTAGCAGTCTCGAGCGCTTTAGCCATTTGATCGCGCAAAGCGTCTTTAAGTACCACAAGTTCGGCCGCTAGTTTCTTTGCTGCCTCAGCTAGTTTCTTTTTAGCTTCGTCGGCTTTTTTAGTTGCTGCGGTGTTCTTGTCTGTTTTGGTCGTGTTGTCGTCCGTTGTGATGCCTAGGCTTTTTAGCATCTTTTCGTATTCGGCTTGCGCTGTGGCTGCTGTCTTTGTAGCGCTTGTGTTGTCTTTGTTTGCGTTTACGCTTCCGCTAATTTTCTTGGCCAATATGGCTAGGGTCGCGGCACCGGCAATGGCTGTACCAATACCAATTACCGTAGCTACTTGTACGGCTGTAAATGAGGTGGCTAGTGCAATGTTGGCCGCTGTGGTGATTGCGGCAATAGCGCTAAAGCCAGCCATAACGCCATTAACTAAAACAATGGCAGCGGCCAGGCCGCCGATAACGACGCCCATAGTTACGATTAGTGGGGCGTTGTCGCTAGCAAATTCTGCAAACTTAGATAGCAAACCAACGGCAATAGCCATAACGGGTAGAAACCCTTTACCTATGTTGGTTTTAGCGTCTTTTATTTGGGCGGTTAAAATGCGTTGCTTGTTAGCTGCGCCGTCTGATGTTCGGGCAAAGTCGCCTTGCTGTAGATTTGTCTGCTCGAGTATGAGCGCTTGTGCGGCAAGGCTTTTATTTTGTGGCGTTAATGCGTCTTTGGTTGTTTTGACTAGGCCTAGCTCTAAAGCCTTTGCGCGTAGTGATGCGTCGTCTAGCAAAATACCGAAACGGCGTAGAGGCTCTGCCTCGCCTCGTAAGCCTGCGCCTAAAGCTAGTACGGCATCTTCGGGGCTTGTGTTGTTAAATGATGCTAGGTCGGTGGCAAGCGTCGTAAATTTTACGGCCATGTTGCCTAGATCGGTGCCGGTTAGGCCAGCTGCGGTACCTAGTACCCCAAATGTCCCGGCGGCTTTTAGGGCTTCGGTTTGTGATTGACCTAACGACGTGGCGGCCGTTTTAGAAAATTCCATAATGGCGGTAGACGCGTCGCCGAAGATTACTTCGCTTTTGCTTGCTTCCTCGTTAAAGTCGCTGGCCAATTTAGCGGCCCCGAAAGCGGCAACGCCTAGCGCACCTAGCGCGGCGGCGGCTGGTAGAAATGCTTTTTTAAGGGCGTAGCCGGTTTTGGCCGAATTGCTGTCTAGTTTTGCAAATTCGCGGGTCGCTTTATCGAAACCTTTAGTGTCTAGGCTCGACAGAATTGGTATAGATAGTGCCATTATTTGTATTCAATCTTTAGGTTCGTGTTCATTTTGACAGATACCCGACCAATTATTTTGGATAGTTCGCCTTGTACGGCTGGCATGACGGCGACGACGCCCGGGGTAAGTGATCTAGACGCCCGAGGGTTTGGCCCTTCGCCTTCGGTTATTAGGTTTGTTACAAATTGTGAACCTTCGCGAATACCGGCGTGATCCCATAGCGCGGCTGCGGCGTCCTTCTGTTGGGCAACTAACAACGCGTAGGGGCGGGCGTTGAAATCTACGGTTTGTGTGTAGGCGTTATTTACGCGGCGGCCGTCAAGTATTAGCGGCTTGTTAAACGTTACGGTACGTTCACGGCTGGCGCGTTTGCCTACAACGGTTTTAACACCGTCTAAAACGCTTTTGATGTTGTAGATAGTTTCGTTACGGCCTTTAATCATTGAGCCTCGAGCCATACCCGATAGCGGGTAGTCCTTTGGGATCATGGAACGCGCCGAGTCTACGACCATACGGCCCGCGCCTGATTGTATGTCTGTAGTGATTTGGCGTCTAAAGGTAGGGTCGAATTTGTTTAACGCGGCTAATGTCTCTTGAATACCGAACACTTGGGCGCTAGCGGCGACGGGCATTAGCGCGTTCTCGTTCCCGGGCTTGTGTGTTTAAAACATCTACTACGGTTGCTAAATCGGCTGCGTCGAAATCTATCGACGGTGGCCAAAAGTGAACCGCTACCAGTAGTTCGGCTAGTTGTCGGCGGTAGCTGCCGACTCTGTAGGGTTTGGGTTTTCACTATCTACAACTTCCAGCGCGGCGCACTCTTTAATAAATTGGTCGAATGAAACCGGTACAACGATATTAGCCATTTTCGACGCTTCGTATGCCATGTACGCTAGGTGTTCCATTGCTACGCCGTTTGCTAGATCGCTGGCGCGCATTTTGTATTTGCGTTCCCATAGGACAACTACCATTAGGTTTGTGTGTACTTCGTATACGCCGTCGTTGCGGGTTACTCGAATTGTTATATTCATGTCGGGCCTTTGTTTAGGTGTTTAGATCAGGATACGTCGAGAGTGTAGACGCCGCCGGTACAAACCACGTCCATAGTACTAAGCTCTCCAAGCGAAAACGCCACAGGTAGCGAAGCGAGGAAGGTGCCTGTAAGCGTCATACCCGGATTGGTGGCCGAATAGGTGCCCGGTGTTGTTGGCTTTTCAGGCGAAACGATAACCGTAAATGTGGTGCCTACTAATGCGCTAAGTGTTGCCCAAGTTTCGGTAGCTGCGAACGATCCGTAAAAAGACAAAGTAAGCGAGTGGTCGCCTAGCCCTTTTGTGTACTTGTTATCTACATCGCCAAAGGCTGTAGCGGTAAGCTGCGCGTAGTCGATAGAAAAATTAGCTGCGGTGCATTGGTCGGATAGATCGACCGCGTTAATTAAAACGTGTGGGTTGCTTAGAAGTGTGCTAGTAGCCATAGGGGTTAATCCTTTGTTTCGGTTTCTGTGTCGGTGTCTGTCTCTGTTTTAGCAGATTTAGCGGCTTTAGTGGTGGAACTTTGGCCAATGAAGCCGCCAGCTATTAAAGCGTTGATATTTGCGCCTTCGGTCGGTGTGTATTTACCACCTACGGTGCCTATGCGTTCTGAAAGAATTACGTACATTTTGTGCCTAACTGGTTTGCGCTTGAATGTTTATGTTTAGATCATAGGCGGGTAGCTCTACTCCGCCGATAATAGCCATAGTTGGGCGTCCATCGGTGACACCTACAGAAGCGTTTAATACTTTGGCGGCTAAGTTCATTAGCGACCGTTGGGCGTCTAGGTTGCCGGGGCCTAATGTGATGCACCGTACCGGGAAGCTCATTTTAACTATGTTGCCGTTGTAGGCCTGAAATGTTGGGGCGTCGATAAAGACGCATGGCGGGACAAGGTTGCGCGGGTCGGTTACAACTTGCAAGCCCGAGATAGTGGCAAGTTTCGCCGCTAGGTCGTCTAGGCACTCGTTAAACAGGTCTGTAAAGGCGACTACGGGCATTACGCGAGCGTTGGGCGGTCAATACCCAATAGTTGTTTAATCGTGCCGTTAAGGCCGTTGGTGCTGGCAACGCCGTAACCGTCAAAAGTAGCCATATCTTGTAGCCCGCCGCGCTGGCGGTATAGCGCGCCGCCGTATTGCACTGTCCCAAGTTTTACGGCCCCGTTGGGCACCGTTCCTAGTAGATCCTGATACCCGGCAATTTTGCGGCGAGTAAAACAAAATTCGTTAGCCGCGCTAGCGCATACCGTCAGAAATGCGGCATCGCCGGCGGTTGCGGTGCCGATGCCTAGCCAGTCCTCAATATCGGTAGCGGTAATCCAAGTACAAGCCACGAGATCATTAGCTACGGTGCCCGTGGTTGCGCTGCGTTCCACGTTGGCGGCCGTTAGTGCGTAAATGATTTGATACGGGATTGGTTGGTTGTAGTCGTACTCTAAATCGCCTTCGTCGCTAACGCCCGTAAAAAGATATTCGGGTGTTGCGTATACGGTGCGTGATCCGTTAAATGTGGCATTTACCCCGGCGACGGTGACTACATCGCCGGGGTCTATGTCGTGTTGCTCAAGTAACTGTAAAGACGCGTAATTAGTTATTAGCGTTTTATGTGTGACTGTGTAAATAGCCATTGGCGGCTAACCGCCTTTCGGGCTAAACGAACTTGACGAATTTTGTAGCGTCGCGCATTGAGCC